CTGTTGGGAGGGCTGGTCGGATTCTCTGGAGTCCATGTACCCAATCGCCGACTATGGTTTCCATAGTTTTGCGAGTTGGGCAGACAGCTGTCACCGTCCTGACATGTCAGGTTCAAGAGAACCTGCGTCTAGAATGGTGGCTGTACCCAAGTCCTACACGAAGCCTCGGCTAATTGCCGCGGAACCGTGTGCGCATCAGTGGTGCCAACAAAATCTGTGGCACTACTTTTGCACGCGTAGCAGGAAGACCTGGATAGGTAAATTTGTTCACTTCCGTGATCAAACCCTTAACCAGGACTTGTGCTTGCAGGGCTCGAGTAATGGCACGCTCGCTACCATCGATTTATCGGCGGCTAGCGATCGCGTAACCTGTCACGCCGTAGGTCAGTTCTTTCGGAGTAATCCGAATTTACTGTTATACCTACGGGCGTCTCGGACCCATTCCGTGAGTCAGAAGCTGACACTTCGTGTGCCAGCCCTGATTCCGTTGAGAAAATTCTCAACGATGGGTAGCGCCTGCACCTTCCCCATTGAGTCGTTAATGTTCCTAGGAATTGCGATAGCTTCGGTCCTAACGGTCCGAGGCCTAGCAGTAACCCAGCGGAACATTGACTCCCTTTCTGGGGAGGTGGCCGTCTTTGGGGATGACATAGTCATCCCCTCTGACAGTCGGGAGCTATTCGTAGTGGCCCTTGAGGTATTACACTTCAAGGTCAACGACAGTAAGTCTTTCTGGACTGGAAAGTTCAGAGAGTCCTGTGGCGTTGATTCCTTCGACGGGGTTAATGTTACCCCAGTCTACTGGAAGTCTAGCTACGATGGCGGCCCAGAATCGCTAGCTAGGTGTGTGGAGACCTGCAACAACTTTTACAAAAGGTTCTTGCTGGAAACTTCATCCTACCTCGCGTCGACCCTGCCTCGGGATATCCCTGAGGTGGCCATGCGATCTGGGGTCCTCGGTTTGAAAACTCGTACAGACCTCGGTCTTACTGAGCTCCAAGCTCGGTATAACGAGGCTCTGCAACGAGTGGAGTACAGGGTCACATCCCTCATCGGGACGAATCTCCGTACGCCAATCGAGGACGACTCTGCGCTTCTTCAGTTTTTCACTGAGAACCCGGCCCCACATATTATGTGGGAATCCGGAGTAGCACAGAGGCCTTCTCTTCGAAAGAAGAAAAGGTGGGTGTCTCTAGGTGATCTCTCAGCTCAAGAGGATCTACTAGAGGTGGAGCTTGTGTTATTGCATCAAAAGGCCTCGGCAGCTCTCTAGGAAC